AAGGCTCAAGGAACAACAATTAGAACTGCTCTTGCACAGGCTATTAATCAGGGTATGCCAGCAAATATGTTTGAACCAGTTGTAGATGGAATTGCTTTTGATACAAGAACCAGAACTAGATTAATGAATGAGTTCACCGACATGGGTGAAGGCGGCGGAAGAGTATTTAAGGTAGGATTCTTAAATGGAGTAAATGCTGCATCACCACCACCATGGTCTTACCTCCTCGGAGACTGGATTGGTGAGGGAATAAATGTTGGTGTTGCAAGAACAGTTCATCCTCCAGAACTTTCTGCAAGTCAGATGCGTGGAGCGGTAATGCTTGGAGGTGGAGCGTCTGCACAGGGTGATGGAGAAGCCGCCATGAATCTTGACAGACTTTCCACGGCAGCAGGAAAGGCAGCGGTAGCCACCGAAACTGAGGCAGTTGCAACAATTACAGATACTATTGCCACAGAAAAGGAAGCCGTTGCACATCAGGAGAATACTCAATCAATAACACAAGAAGGTGGGGCACGCAAGAAGGGGCTTGGTGGATTTGCTGGAATGCTCTATGCAGTGGATGGATTGTCTTTGGCTATGTCCTTCCTTCCTGGAACTATGGGAGATTTTGCCAATAAGATTTTTATTGCATCCTCTGCTCTATCCGCACTTGATGCAATCATTAGAATAGACTTGGTTAGAGGTGCTGTAACTCAATTACTAAAGGCTTTAAAGATTGTAAGGGTTAAGCAGATTGCTGATGTTGGAGCAGACATAGCAGGTAGCGTTCCAATTCCATCAAAGGTTGGTAGCATTGGAAAGGCAGCGGAAGGAACAGTTGCAGCAGGAGCAACCGCAGCAGCAGCGGAAACTGCATTGGCAGCCAGCGCAGGTGAAGCCGCAGCAGCAACAGGAACACTGGCAGCAGGGTCTACAGCAGCAGCAGAAGGGTCAATAGCAGCGGGTGCAGCAAGTAGTGCCCTTGCGCTTGAAATGACACCAGTAGGGTGGGCAATTACTGCCGCAGTTGCAGCAATCGCAGCACTTACTGCAATAGCCATGCCATTCGTACTTACATATAAGAATCTTGGCGACAAGATTAGAGATTTGGGAGATGCTGCTGAACTAACAAAGGATCAACTAAAGTCTCTTGCAGGAGAGTTTGGTTTTACTCAGCAAAAGACAGGATTTGAGCAGCCAACAACTTCTGCTGGCAATACAATTCAGGCAAGAACTACTGCACAGCAAGCAAATGAATATATTGCAAATAATCCAGATATGCAAGAAAAGTCACGAGTAATTGGTCAGGCAACAGATCAAGAAGCAGCCGCAACACTTAGGGCTATGTTCTCAAACCTCCTCGCATCTGGAGCACCAAAGGATGTTGCCACTTCAATTATTGAGGCAGTAGCACAGCAAGCAGGAAAGCAGCATGTTTTCCTTCCAGTAACAGCAGATCTTCAGGCATCATTTAATGACGAGGGCAAGATCAAGGATATCTCAAAGTATATTGAGGGACAACTTGCTCCAGCACTTAGCAATGTTCAGGAACAAATTGATAAGTTTGGAACTAAGGGATTTGATGCAATCTTTGACCAGAAGGCTGTCGATGATGCAAAGAAGACCGTTGCTGCACTTGCCTATATCCCAGAAGCCCTTAAGAGCACTGTTAATCCACAATACGATCAGGCGAAGGCAGTTCTTGATACAGCAAAGAATTTTGATCTATTAAAGACTAGCAGCCAAGCAGCGATGAATTTGCTAAGTTCACAATTTGTAAATGGTCAGATTAGTCTTGATGAGTTTAATAAGGGAATGTCTCAAATAGAGACTTCCCTCAATGGTTTGGGTCAGCCACAGGCTCTTAAGATAATGCAGCAGCAATTGGCTGATCTATACCCAGCATCTATTGAGGGAGCAAAGGGAATAACAGATGCAGCAGATGCAATGAAGGTTCTACAACTGGCAGCATCTGGTTATGATATGGGTGGATTTATGGCACAAATTGCTTCCGCAGGAGCAATGACTGCAACCCTAACAGCACAACTTTCTGCACTTTACTCTCTAATGGGTCAGACAAATGCTGCTAGAGATAAACTTGCATCTCTAGAAAAGAAGAGAGCCGATTGGATTGCAAAGCATACAAAGGGTGGAGGAACTGGCGGCGGTGGTGGAACTCCAAAAGATCCATTTGCAGACCAGGAGAACAAGATTCGCAATGAGCAGGCAGCCATTACAATCAAGGAAGTCAAGATTGATCGCAAGGCTGAAGGAATGTTCGATGAAGAACTTAAGAAGAGATTTGGCAAGAAGAGTGTCACAATTGATGGACTTAAACTTCCACTTAATTCAATCTCAGACGCAGAGTATGCAATTGGTCAAATTGGAGAAAAAATTGATGATATTCAAAATGGACCAATGCAAGCCCTTAACGACAAGGTTGATGAACTAAATAAGCAAGAGGCAGAATACCAGAAACAACTAGATGCCATCAATCATGATATTGAACTTCAGCAACAGCATATTGCTGCAATAGAAAGACAATACAAGCCAATCATTGATTCTTTGAATGAGCAAAAGGATTTGCACCAGAGCCTACTTGATCAACTTCAGGAAGAGCAGGATGCTCAGACAAGACCAATTGAGGATAGAATCTATGAACTTGAGAAGCAAAAGAGAGTTCAGCAGCAAATTGCAGATCAGCAAACAGCAGTAATTGATCAACAGATTTCTGCACTTGATGATCAGTTGTCATCAATTGACGATCAGGAAGCCGCTCTACAAAAGGTTGCAAATGTTAATCAATATATCCTTGATCAGCAAAAGCGTCAGATAGGCTTGGCTGAAGCATTAAGTAGTGGAGATGTTTATGCCGCTGCTGCTGCACAACAGGAAATGCAGGCAGCATCTACTCAAAATGCTCAGGATTTGCAAAAGCAAGCCTTCCAGCAACAAAGAGATGAAATTAACAAGAAGAAGGATGCTTATAATGAAGAAAAGCAACTAATTCAGGACTCACTTGATGCCATTCAAGAGCAAATTGACGCACAGGAATATCAGAAGTTCTTAGTTGAAGATACATATAGATTAAGAATTCGTGCAGAACAGGATGCGCTTGCCGCAGCAGATAAGGCTATCTCTGCTGCTGAAAAGCAAAGAGATGCACAGATTGCTCCATATCAGGCAATTATTGATAACTATGCTCCACAGATTGAAACTCTAAATACTAATATTTGGAATAAGCAGAAAGAAATTAAGGACGTACAGGACAGTCAACTTGCCCCACTTGAAGAGCAGGTTAAAAAACTTGATAGACAAAAGACACTTCTTGAAGATATCAAGGGTGATGTTGAGACTACCCTGACAAAAGAAAAGCAAGGTCTTGAAAATAGAAAGAAGTATCTTGATCAAGAGTTGCAAATTCTTCAGGCAAAGAGAGAAATGGCAGATCTACCCACTGGCGGTGGCGGTGGTAGCAACATTTCTTCTGCTAAGGTTCCAAAGACAACTCCTTTTGATAAAGCAATTGCAAAGGCTCAGGGAGATCTTAATAATTTGCAAACACAAATTCAAACAATTTTGGATAAGTTTGGTAAGGGTCCAGAAGAGCAGAGCGGTTGGCAAACATTCTTAGATAACATTGTTCCAGATAACTGGGACTTCTTGATGCCAGATATTGATTGGGCTGGAGTGTGGAATAACATGGTTAAGCCATTCAAGGATGCCTGGAATGGTATATCACAGTGGGTTGATTCACATGTTGTTCAGCCAATTAAGAATGCTTGGAACGGAGTAGCAACGTGGGTCGATACAACAGTCATTCAGCCAATTAAGAATGCCTGGAATACAATTTCTGAAAATGTTAAGGCAGTTGTAGAAACAATAGCGGCACTATTTGTTGCAATTGCACAGTTGTTCTATGAGAATGTTGTCTTGCCAATCAAGTCTGCATGGGATGGATTCTGGGCAGGTACAATCCAGCCAAAAATCGACTGGATTGCTTCTGCATGGGAAACAGTCAGAGCAAAGTTTAGTGCGTTTATTGATGCTATTAAGGCAAAGTGGGATGAGTTTTATGCAAATACAATCCAACCAAAGATTGATTGGATTAGCAATGTTTGGGAAACAGTCAAATTAAAGTTTGGTGGATTCATTGATGCAATTAAGGCAAGATGGGATGCATTCTATACAAACACAATTGAGCCAAAGATTAATTTAATTAAGGATGTTTGGGAAACTGTAAAGACAAAGTTTACTGGATTTGTTGATGCAATCAAGGAATACTGGAACACATTCTGGACAAATAATATTCAGCCAAAGATTGATCTATTCTTAAGTCTATGGGACAATGTAAAGACTGCATTCATTAATGCATTTACAGCAATCGGAACATGGTGGGATAAATGGAAGGCTGAGACATTTGATGAAAAGGTAGTATCAATGAAAAATGCCCTTAAGTCCATCTTTGACCCAGAAACATGGAAATCATGGTTCACTGGAGCACTTTCATCATTCAAGGGTGTTATTAATGAGCATATAATTGGAAATCTAAACAAGGTAAAACTTAAGTTGCCAGATTCAGTATTTGGAATTCCTCTAGGACCATTGGCAGGAAAAGAATTTGGATTTGATATTACACCATTGAACACTGGAGGTGTTGCTGGAAATGGAGGAAGGGATGCTGTTCCAGCAGTACTCACACCTGGAGAGTTTGTTATTAGAAAGTCAATGGTAGATAAGTATGGCGAGCCAATGTTTAAGGCAATTAATCAGGGATCTTTTGGTATGCCAAGTTATGCTATGCCAGCATCAAAGACTGACGGAGTAAAGGCAGCGAGTGTAACTAGTGCAAACATTAACGCTCCAGTGTATAATACATATAGCATAAATGTTCCTGTAAACCAGCCTGGAGCCTCTGCTGATGAAATTGCAAACAAGGTTATGATGAAGATTAAGAGTGTAGACAACAGTTCAATTAGGAGAATTAATGGATATTAATCCAAGCAATCCAACTAGTACGTCTACATATATTGCTGGTAGAAAGAAATATTCTCGTCCACAAGCAATGCTTTGGTCAGATAATTCTGGAAATATTGATGAATCTGGCATGAGATTTCCTTTAGGAAATGAAAAGCAGGATTTTATTATTTGTTCAGATCATAATCGTGGAGAGATGAATGTTAATCAGCAGCGTATTGAGTCTCGCCAGAGAATGATTAACGGAACAATGCGTTCATACCATATTGCCGATAAGATTAGTCTAAGCGTATCATGGCAAAGACTTCCCTCACGATCATTCTCAAGAAATGTAATTTTTGATAGTGCAGGCAAAGCGGTTATGTCTGGGGCAGATCAGGAGTATACAGTAGATGGTGGCGCTGGCGGGGTTGAACTTCTTGACTGGTACGAAAATCATCCAGGTCCATTCTATGTTTATCTAGGATATGATAAGTTCAACAATGATTCTTTCAAGGTCGCTGGAGATGTAAAGGATGAATCTTTTAATTACCTTGGTGTATACAATGATGTAAGAATGATGTACTTTGCAGGCTTTGACTATACTATCGAAAAAAGAGGCGGCACGAATTTCGACTTTTGGACAGTCAATGTTAGTTTGGAAGAAGTCTGATGTTTAAGTCAGATGCTCTTGAAAATAAACTTACTTATTCTCACACTATTGAAAGTGAGCAGGCAGTATGGGTTGAGTGGAACCTAAATCAATCATACAATATTTCTAAGGTGGGTAACTATAGATACCGTCCAGGAACTACAGACCCAAAATATGGTGTTATTAGATCAGCATACGAAGAAGTAGATTCAGGCGGATTCTACACAGGTGCAACAGACTCTGATGTTATCATTAATGCAGGATTTGACGACAACGATGAGCCAGCATATTTTGTTGCTCCTAAAAGAAAGATTGGCTTACTATACTCCCTTGACGATTGCTTTAAGCAAAATCGTCCACGATCAGGAATCAACAAGTTACTATACCTAGGAATTGTGGGAAATTCTAGTGGATACAATCAGTATATTGATAGCCTTAATTCAAGTCGTCCAAGATACTATATGTCATCAAGGTATGACGACTTTAAATATTGGACTTCTTATAGAACTGAGGCAGAAAATGGTAAGACCAATGAATTCGGTATTGCTTTAAATTCTGGTACAGGAACTACAAATCAATCCTACTATATTTATGATGCAGCACCTTTTGTTGTTTATGAAAATGCAGTACCCACCAATAGAATTGTTGTCAAGATGCAAACAAATGTTGGAGACGTAAACAACGGTCCATATAGAGTAGGAAACAATACTAACGTTGCAGATCCATTATATGGAGAGGCTAACAAGACAACTCCAAAAAGATGGGCTATACAGGCATTAGATGAAAACAATAATTGGGTAAACCTAATTTCATTTGATGAAGGAGACACAAGACCAGATAGTTCAGCAATTATCGGTTCTGATGGATATATTGAGATCGAATATGGTCTAACTATTCCATCTTTATTTGTGGATAACTTCACCTTTGCTGGAGAGATTTCATCAATATCCATGCGTCCTGCACTTGCGCCATATGGATACGCATATCTATACAAGGAATCAAATACAGCAAGAGGTGTGCTTTATATAAGCGATGGTTCTAACTGGCAGACATTTGATGCAGAATATACCTGGAAGTTATCAGATTTAGACATTACTAAAAATACAAAGGTAATGAAGAAATTATCTGATCCAGATTATTTCATCGAAAATTCCGTAAAGATTTTTAGAGAATTTCAGTTTGTCAATGGCCTAAGAATTGTTGTTGACACCATGAACAAAATTAACTCAACCTTTGATCTTATTGAACTATCTCCTAGACTTGTTGCAGACATAACAGAAAAAACAATAGACTATTCTGTAACAAAAACTTTAGCAGACCTGGGATCATACTCAATGCCTACAGGTAATTTATTGGCATCAACTGGTCAAATAAATATTTTTGATGACGATCTTTCCTTTAACGAAAACAATATTTTTAATAATGAAACAAATCAAGGAAGCATAATTAGCCAATATTCAAACAGTAAGATCAAATTCCTTTTTTATGATATTGTAAAGAATGTTGATGGTTACGATTACTATATTCCAGTAAAGACTCTTTATTCAGAAAAAATTCCACAGGTAAGCGATACAGCAGCATTAATTTCTCTAGACCTTAGAGATCTGTTTTATTTCTTAGAATCAAAGAAATCCCCAGAACTTTTGTTAACAAATGTATCACTAAGTTATGCAATTATGGTTTTGCTGGATTATGTTGGATTTAGCAATTATGTTTTCAAAAGAACAGAAGAAGATGAAGAACTTATCATTCCATACTTCTTTGTTGGGCCTGATCAAAATCTAGCAGAAACTTTGCAGCAGTTGGCTATGTCTTCTCAGAGCGCAATGTTCTTTGATGAATATAATAATCTTGTCGTAATGTCAAAGAATTATATTCTTCCTTCTGCTACTGCAAGAGATACAGATTTAACTCTTTATGGTCAAGAAGAGATTGTTGGATCAGAGATTGCTTTGCCAAATATCATGAATATTGCATCACAGGAAAAGACTGTATATAACGGTGGAGAGATTAACTACACCACTCGTTATATTCAGAAATCAATTGGATCAATTGCTCAAGCGCCATACATTGACGATTATAAGACTTTTGTTTATAAACCAGTTCTTCTTTGGGAGGTAGCAGGTAAAGAATTAACAAAGACTGTTAATCAATCTGCTACCCAGGCATCAGGATATTCCTTGGCGGCAATGCCAATGAAGACAAAACTAACTGCCGATATTCCTACAATTGTAGATGGAAACATAATTAACAACGCAATTGATTTTGGAGAAAGCGTTTATTGGCTTGGAAATTATGCAGGATATTTTTATGCCAATGGAGAAATCATTAGATATGACGCTGTAGAATATTCTGTAGCAGGAGTTGGCAATGTTTGGATTAGCAATAATCAAGAATATCAGGCATACTTTGCCAATCTAAGATTTAATGGAAAGATGTATCCAACTGGAAGAGTAAGGATTTATGTAAATGTTCAGGGTGGGATAATTAAAGAACACGGTCGTGGTCAATTCGGAACAGACATAACTGAACATATGTCTGGTATTGATGCTAACTCATCATGGATTAACGATAGCAACGTAAAGGGTTCTATTCAAAATGCAAAAGAATATTTGTTTAATACAAACAAGAGCATTGTCTATTCAACAGAAACAGGAATAGAAGAGGCGGGTAATTCTAAGATTATTAATGGACAAACATATACCTCTCAATCATATGCCATTAAGTCAACAAGAAATGGCATTATTAAAAACTTTATGGCAAATACAAATATTACAGAAAATGATGTTAATTATTACAAGACCGCAAAGTCTGGATCTGTTCAAACATCTGCCCTGGTATTCAATGGACCAACTCTTCCACAAGAAATTGATCCAGCAAGTTTTGTCACCTATGCATATAAGCCACTTGACAAGCCATACAAAAATTTTGGAACAAGGTTAAGAATCATTGGAAAGATTGAATCTGGAACTAATCAGGATCAGACACCTCTGGGAGCATTCAATATTTATTCTCCTAGCGCACTATCATCAGGAGATCCAAGCAAGCAAATTTCAATTACTGGTGGTAGTGGAGGAATTGCTTTCGGACTCAATAAGGATACAAACGTTGGCTATTACTTTGAAATAGCGGCACTTAGTCAAAACAATGTTTCTTCATATAACAATAATTCAAACAGTTCTGGATATAATATTGTTAAGAGTCCAATTGTTACTTGTGTTAGCGGATTGGTAACGGTAACATTAGAGACACAGCATAATTTTGAAATAGGGACAAATGTAGTTGTTTCAGGACTCGTAGATGATAATGATAAGACTGCCACAACAACTGCGCTCAATGGAGAGTTTATTGTTACATCAATATCTACAGACAGAAAGATATTCCAGTATCAAACAACTTCTACCCTAAATACTACTTCATCAAATGGAGGAACTGTAACTCGATCACTTGATAGTGAAACTGTAATATCAGATGTATTTTTCTATAAGGTTGTTTCAGGAAAGAATACAGCAGATATTATTAAGAAAGAAAGAACTGGAACTCTAGTCACTCTAACAACATTGAGAGATCATAGTTTCGTTGCGGGTGAGCAAATTGTTATTACAGATGTTGATGCGGCACTTAATGGAACCTTTCTTATATCTGCGGTTACCGCAAGAACAATTCAGTACAACACTATATCCTCTGGCACAATAGCCTCAGCAGATCTTGATCCAATTGGTCTTGTAACTGGAGTAAACAAGGTTGCAATTCCAGAGATTCTTTACAGAGGTCTTACAGAAGTTCTTGTTGACGACGGTAAATTTACAACTCAATCTAGACTTACAACAGGCGACAAGACAACCGTTTATGATTTATCAGCAGAATACCTAGATATTGGAACTAGCAGACAATTCTTCCTTTATCTTAATAACAAGCAGATTGCAGTAGTCAATGACACAAATCCATTGCCTCAATACAACAACATGGCCCTGTTTGTTCGCGGATCTTCTCGCCTCATGTTTGAAAATGTTTATGCACTATCAGATAATTTTGCAGAAAATACTGCCAGGGCATTACAGTTGCCAATCTCTAAGATATTTGGTGATGAACTGATCACAGAATCAGAGGCAATTAAGAAGTATGCAATAAGCGGCATGGTGCAGAACACTTATCTTTCAGGCATTAGTTCAGAAAATCCTCCAGCATATAGCCTGTACTATGAAGAGTTTGGGACAATCATGCGTGAAGCAGCATACTTTAATATTAGATATGATAGGGCTTTCCCAGCACTTTATGCTAAACTTGCAGAAACATTGAATAGGGTTCGTGGCTATTCTGTATCGGGGTTCATGGCTGGATCATATGGAGCAGAATTCCTTATCTTCAATACCATTGACAAAAACCTAAATCTAGACGATACTAGCGGTAATTATCTGAGAATCCTAGGTATTGCATTTACACAAAACACAACTCATTCTCTCAAGGTAGACGACTTCTTTAAGAAAAACAGCAATTTTACAGAAGACATTTACAATGGAACAACGGGGGCAGCCAATTATCAAAGACTCTACTCTGATGTACTTAATAGCAGAAATAAGTATGGTAGGAATGACTTCTCTATTGAAACACCTTATGTACAGACAGATGCAGCAGCAGAGTCAATGATGGATTGGATTATTCAGAAGGTAATCTATCCAAGAAAAACTATTGGCGTGGTGACCTTCGGTGTTCCTCATCTACAACTTGGAGATATTGTTCAGGTTAATTATAAGAATAATAATATTGACATTGTTACTGACTCAAATACAAGATTTGTTGTTTATAATATAGAATACAAAAAGGAAAGTGGCAGTGTGTCAACAACAATCCACTTAGCGGAGGTATAATATGGCATCAAAAAATACTCAAAAAGTAAATGAACGTCTTGCTCTTGCAGAAGAAGCAGCAAGGGCAGGAAATTTTGAGGCAGCCGCCAATTATGCTAAAGCAGCCGCAGCCTATTCAAAGAGTGCTTCGTCTACCGCAAATGTAAATAATGTTATAGCCGCATACTCAAATGCCGCCACAGCAGCACAACCAGCCGCTCCTACAAGTAACGGTTCTGGTGGTGGAGGAGGAACAAGCAGCGGAGGATCTTATAGTTCTAGTGCAACCTCTTATGTTGCATCTCCTCCCCAGGCAGCACCAGTTCTTCCAAATTACAAGCCAGCCAATATTACTAGCAAAAATTTTAAGGTAGCACCAAGTGATATCATTCAATTTGACGACTCATCTGTTGAGATTGCTTTAATTACGGATCTATTATTTGAAGATATTGGTGCAACAGAATTAGCAAATATGTCTAGATCAGATCTTATTGATGGTCAAGAGGTTATCTATGCTCCAATCAAAAACCTTCCAACAATTAGAAGAAGTTTTAACCCAAACAACATTGTTGCCACCTCCTATGATACAGATTATTTCTCAAGATTTGCCATTGATTTATCCCTTCGGGGCGTATATGAGCCATACTTTGATGATAACGGAGACTTAGTAATAGAGATAGATACAGTAGAAGATAGCGAGGAGATCCAGGTTCAAATTTTGACGAATGGTACAATTGACTTGGTAGAAAGCCCATGATTACAAACGACGGTAAAGAACTTATTTCAAAGTACCTGCTTGGTCAGGTTCCTGCTTATGCGACCCATCTTTCTATTGGCTGCGGCGCAAATCCTCTAGATCAGAACGATGCTATGCCAAATGATATTTATGGCAAGCAAATGATGGATTTTGAGATGACAAGAGTTCCCATTTCATCAAAAGGCTTTGTGGATGATTCTGCTACCTATATAATTACCCATAAGAAACTTTTGTCTAATGTCGCAACTTTGACAACCTCAACCTATCATGATATTGTTGCTGGAGAAACGGTAATTATTTCTGGGGTAGACACAGAATTAGACGGTCAGTATCGTGTAACAGGAGTAGTTCTTGATGGAGGAAGCAATCCAGTAGGATTTACTTATTCAAAAATAAGTGCTACTACAATCAATCCTGCGGTTGCACTTTCACCAGTGGGTTCAGCAATTGTTTCAAGAACAAAGTTGTCTCTTACAGCAGAACTTCCTACAGATAATAGATATGAAATATCAGAAGTAGGAATTTGGTCAGCAGCAAGCAACAGCCTTGCAACACAGTATGACAGCAGAATGATCTTTAACTTCACACAATCCTGGCAGTTGCACGGAACATCTATCAGCGAGCCACCACTCAATACTAATCTTGGATTCAATGGAACAACTACGACAGTAGATATTCAGGATACACATCAGGCTTTCTATGCTGATACTGGTGACCCAATTTTCCAGACCAATACACGCAAGGCAAGAAAAGAAGGTCCACGCCATCTTAATAGAACCCTTATGGTTAGAGGGAATCTTTCAGAAATTTCTTATTCTGCATTAGATGGTGACTGGACTGGAACAGGTGAGCACATTCATCTTAACGATATTAGTTTTAATATTACTGGAAACAACACATCAGATCTTTTAAAGTTGGCATTTTCTTTGGTCGATGATACCGCTACCTCTTTACCAGCAGTAAAGAATGTAAAAGTTTTGATGGAATTTTATAAGAATGAAATTAATACAACTAGTGGATTTGCCAAGGCACAGATATATATTCCTGGCTCTTATTTTGATACAAACAGATACCATGTCTCTTCTTGGCAACTTTCACAAAATATAGACTATAGCAATGAGTCTGCATCAACAACTCTTCCATATACAAGATTTTATACTTCACCAGACTTCTCTTCATCAGAAATTAGAGTTTGTAGAATCTTTGTACAAATTACAAAGTCAGACAATTCTATTTCCGATGTACATTACCTAGCACTTGATGGATTTAGAATTGAGAATACCATTGAAAATCCAACATATAAGATGGTAGGCTATTCAATTATTAGAGGCGACGGTAGTCCAATTATTAAACTTACTAACACCAACAATTATGTAGATTTTAGGTTTGCTCTAGGAGTTTCATAATGTCTAAGAAACTTATTATTCCCAAGCAGCAGTTTGCGGATATGAGCATCTATAGTCCAGAATATCAGGTTAGATTCAGAATTATTTCAGAGGACAGAAATAGTTTTTCTGCGTGGAGCCCAGTGTATAACGTTAATCCAGATGTTACTTTTGTTCAGGGAACAATTGAGATTCCAGGAACAATTCAACTAAAGAAGGAAACAGGATATGTATCTGCCGTTTGGAGCGATGTTTCCATTTATAAGACCGTAGATGGAGAAGAAAAGTGGTTGGCTAATTTGCCATATTATGACGTATGGATTCAATTGTCTGGAAATGCTGGGGCAAATCCAAGTGATTGGATATACAAGGGAAGAATTGCATCAACATCTCTCAATATTGGCTATGCCACAACATATCCATATACAGGTGGAACAGGAACAACAAAGCAGATGAAGGTAGAAATCTACAGACCTGGAAGGCCAGTGGTTCAAGATAGCGCAAGTGATTTCCTCATGTACAGTTCGACAATAAGCGCCCTCTAGTGGTATAATTTCCCTATGGCAAAAATCCCCCTTCCAGACCGTGGACAACCTCTAGACGTTACATACATCTATCAAATTGCTAATGCTATCAACGAGGTTTCTAATGAGATCTCCTCAGCAACCTATAACTACACCACGGTATCCACAAGAGACGCAGGAAATCAGGTAATCCAGACAAGAGCAGCAAGAATCATTGCTGGCTATGTTGATATCGTTAATAACGAAAACGTAACGGCTGGAACAACCAGAGCATTCTCATTCTCATATTCTTCTGACTTTAAGTATCCACCAGTAGCAACTGCGACGGTAGTTAATCGTGGTACGTCAGATATTGGTGATGACGTAACAGTAGTTATTAGATCAATCACCACTTCTCGTATTGAAGGCGTTGTTAAGTTCAATAAGTCTGGTCAGGTAACGACCACAGTGAACATCACGGCTATTGGTATCCCAACGTGATATAATTTCGCCATCATGTTAAAATGCCCACGATGCAGAGGCAGAATGTTTATTGACAGAGCCTTTACTGAACACAATCATTTAGAGGTATTCTGCATTCGTTGTGGATACAGAAAGTTTTATCACGACTTTGATAAGAATAATGGAGAAGCGGCAATACTATGGCGAATGGAAAAAATGAGGATGGCAGCCTCAATCTCCCGATAATTGTCAGACCTACTCGTAAGACATGGTTTCTTGATGGAGATTTAGTTCGAATGGTACATGTAAGTCGTGCTTCTGGTATGGTAACTTTGTGGAACTGTACCAAAGATATTCAAATGATGACCACGATGGTGGAATTCAAGCGTAAAAGGAAGCGTGCCTACACTGTTTCTGAAACAGCGCAATTACTTAATTATCATAAGAAAAGCATTCCAAGATTAATTAAGGCGGGACTTTTACCAGAACCTATGGGAGAATTGCCAAACGGTGAACGTGCCTTTCATCATATGAGTTATTATTCTGAAGATCAGATTTTTGAGGCAAGGAATCTCATGGCTCAGACACATATGGGCAGAGAAAGAAAAGATGGTTTGATTACCAATAACAAAACACCCACAGAGCAAGAGTTGCGGTATGCAATGGGTGATGGTATGATCTACTATCTAAAGGACGAGAACGGAAGATTCATTCCCGTTTTCTCCGAAACCGTCTAAGGTATTGACAAGACCGTACCGATAATGGTACGCTTGTGCCACGACTACAGAAAGGACTCCAATGGAGCCTACTAAAATTTCATGGACGTTGGGATATACGCTTAATACTGGTAACTTCCAGAATATTCGTATTGACTGTTCGGTAACAGATTATAAGCATGAGGATGAGAGTGCTAAGGAAGCCTCTGATCGTGTGTATCATTTTGTAGAGAATCAACTTATTGAGAAGTTGAATGAGGCTAGAGAGGAACTGGCATGAGCACAGCATATGAAGCAGTAAATGAGGAATGCCGTGTATTTGTGGCATATGGAGAGACACCCACAAAGACACTCAAGAACATGGCAAAGTTGCTAAAGAAGAACAAGATTAATTGGTGGTCAGCATCATCAGTTAATTACCTTGAAGATGAGAAGATCTTCTATATCACTATTTATGTATAAGGATTATCATGTCAGATCGTAAGTTTAGATTCGCACTTATTGGTAAGTTTGAGAAGAAGTGCAAGGATAATGGCATCCCATTGCAAACCCTTAACAAGCATAAGGAGCAGTGGGCAGCAGACGATCTTCTTGAATCCTATGATGATCCAGAACTAACTAGTGCAATGGATTACTACTTTACAATTAACCCTCGTCCAACGTGGAAGGGTTATTGTCAGAATGTTGATCGCCTGCTATCATCTATGCAGGCAAAGAAAGCCGATGAAGAGTTCCGTGCAGAGATGCGCCAGAAGGCAAAGGAGTGGCTAAATGAATCTTGAGGCAAAGACCCTATCTGCGGTCCTAAATGATAAGCAGACGCATGTTTTGCTACAGGCAAATGTAGACACACTTCTTAGAACGCACAATGATGTGTGGGACTTTATTCGCAATTACTATGAGCAGAATCAGACAACGCCTCCAGTGGATGTTGTCAAGCAGAAGTTTCGTGACTTTGACTATACTGCTGATACTGGTGCTACGAAGCACCATCTTGATGAACTACGCACAGAGTATCTTAATGATAATGTCAAGGTAATGTTGCGTGCTGCTGCAACAGATGTTCAGGACGGCAAGGCTAATGAGGCTCTTGATCGTCTCATTGGAGAGACAGCAAACCTTAAGCGCATTACCTCCACAGTACGAGATCTAGATGTTTCAGATGTGGATGATGCTGTTGCTTACTTTGAGAATATCAAGCGTCTACAGGAAAGTGGTACTCATGGTATCTACACTGGTCTAGCAGGGTTTGACAACTATCTTCCAGCAGGAATTACCCCAGGACAGTTTGGTGTTCTTCTTGCCTACCCAGCCATTGGAAAGTCATGGATGGCTCTGTACCTTGCTGTACAGGCTTGGCGTAATGGCAAGAGCCCTCTTATCGTATCGCTGGAAATGACGGAGGCAGAAGTAAGAAACCGTGTCTACACAATCATTGGTCAGGGTATGTGGAGTCATCGCAAGTTGTCTCGTGGTGACGTAGAGATTGATATGTTCAAGAAGTGGATGCATAAGACATTTGATGGTAAGCCAAGCATTCATATCATTTCCAACGAAGGTATTGGTGAGGTAACCCCATCCGTTCTGCGTGGAAAGATTGATCAGTACAAGCCAGACATTGTATTCGTAGATTACCTAAACCTAATGTCTGCCAACCAGAGAACTGATAATGAGGTCGTCAAGATGAAGAACCTCAGTCGTGAACTAAAGTTGCTTGCTATCAGCGAGGAAATGCCTATTGTGGCTATCTCATCTGCAACCCCCGATGACGTTACTGATATGAACAGCGTTCCCACGCTTGGTCAGACTTCATGGTCACGACAGATTGCCTATGATGCTGACTGGCTTCTAGCACTTGGTCGTGCCGCTAACAGCGATGTTCTTGAGGCGGTATTCAGAAAGAACCGTAACGGCTTCCTTGGAGAGTTCGTCGTTCAGGTTGACTTTGACTCAGGTCGCTTTGTTTACAAGGACTTTGAGTAAAAAAATGATATAATGATTTCATGACTATTATTACACCAGCCCCCCGCGAGATTCCAGAACCAACTGGAACATATCCAGCAACCTATATTGTTGGAACCAATAAGCATCTAATTGGCAAGCCAGTTACTTTCCGCAAGCCATCAGGCGTAGAACTTATTGACGAGATCGACACAGGTCTTAAGATTACTAGACTTAATAGTGGTGGACTTATTAATATTGCAGAAGAAACAACATATAGCAGCAATACAAGTCCAGCGGGTACAGAGTGGAACTCAGAGGGTTGGGACAATCTTGATCAGGTTGCAGATAGATCTTACACTTCTTTCAGAAGCGCATTGCAAAACCAAGTTGGTACAAACATTATTGATACAGGTCTTAGCAAGTTAGTCATGCACGACATGATTAATAATAAGTATTATAAGGTTCAGTTCCATTTTTGGCAGCAGGCAGCACAGGGTGGCGGCGGAGCCAACAATAATTCTGTAGACAAGTTTGGTGGCTTCTCATATACTCGCCAGCAGATCTTTATTCCACAGGAAATTGATTATTACTCAAGTGGTTGGGAAGATGCAGCATGTAATGTATCTGAGTTTGTTCATCTCAAGAGAGAATCTGCTGGTGGAATTTACAATCAGTTGACAGAGACTGAGTGGAATCCAAATTCTAGCCCAGCAGGTGTCCTTTGGAATGTTGAGGGCTGGGAGAATATTGAAAACTTTGAGACAAGAGAGTATCATCCACTCTTCCCAGTAACTGGAGGACTTGGAAACTATATTACAGAGAAGCAGTACATCATGCTTGATGTTGCTGCTAAGGAATACTACAAGGTAGAATTCACTAACTGGGGTGAAGAAAACGGTGGTTCATGGGAAATGCTCAGAACTAAGTTGAACAAGTCTGGAAACCCAAGCGGTATCGTATTTGGTGATGGATCTGTTCAGGATACAGCAAGTGGATTCATTCCCCAGAATTACCAAGGCGATTATAATGACTACACACTACAGTTAACTGATATTGGTAAGCATGTTTACAAGAATGATGGAGATGGATATACAGTATACGTTCCAACAGATGCTCAGGTAAACTTCCCAATTGGATCAGCAATTACTGTAGTAAGTGGAAATAGTTGGACATACATTCGTCCCACCGATAGCGGATTTACAGAGGTATGGGGTGCTGGATATGACCAGACTTCAGAGTGGTTCTACATTCCAAATAACTCCATGGCTACCTTGCTAAAGATTGGTCCAAACAAGTGGATGCTTAGCGGTGCAGGATTGGCGATTGACTAATCATGACAATGATTCAGTCTATTATCGGAACATCCATATACACTAATTCTGGCGGTGGAGGCTGGGGAGCAGGAGTAGACCCAGGTTCAGGAATATCATTCTCATCCATTCCAGGAAGTCCAGTAAGTGGTCTTTGGAGAAGAAAGTATAATTATTATTTTGCTGATGACATTGCTGGATTACTTGCAGCAAGCCCAGCATCTGCTGGACAAGATACTGATTTTGCATTCAGCACAAACTCTGAAGACGATTTTAGTTTAATGTGGACAGGATACTTTTCTCCTCCAGGAAACGGAAGAACTAAGTTTAGAACAACTAGCGACGACTCTTCATATTTCTGGATTGGTACAGATGCGCTGACTGGTTCATCAATCTCTAATGTTGATATCAATAATGGTGGACTTCATGGAACTACGACCATAGAGTCCACTGATGTATTTGCACTCAACTACAACCTTTGGTATCCAATTAGAGCAATGTTTGGTGAATCCAATGGAGCAGAAACATTTAATATGGAATATAATTTTGAAGAACAAGGTTGGTATCCATTCCCAATAGTAAACTGTTCCTACAACGCAAGTAATGCTGTAGACGGTTTTTAGTGGTATACTAACGTTAAGACGCAAAAGCGTTTAACGGGGAGGAAGTTATGGCAGTCACACACAAGCACGTTGTGCTAAATGATACAAATGCCGTCGCAGTTTCTGCGACTGGAAATCACACAGGAAGAGATATTACAATTCAGAATATCTCAGATACCGCCTATGTTTATATTGGTGGTGAAGGGGTTTCCATTGGCGATTATGGATATCGACTTATCCCCCACGCTGCTTGGTCAGTAGAATTGCGTGCTGGAGAAGTTCTCTATGCAGTTACTTCAGAAAATGATTCAGAAGTTGCAGTAATTGAACTTGGCTTAGAACAGGTTTCACACAATGGCTAGATTTTATAATCCAGTTGAGACTGGGGATACTGGAATTCCAGGACCAGCAGGCCCACCTGGACCACAAGGACTTCAAGGAGTTCCAGGAATTCAGGGTATTCAGGGAAATATTGGTGAGCAGGGAATTCAAGGAGAGCAGGGAATTCAGGGTGAGCAGGGTATTCAAGGAATTCAGGGCATCCAGGGAAATACGGGTCCAGCAGGAGGATTCGGCGCATACGGATCTTGGTATGACATTCAGGATCAGGTAGTAACCACAGTATCTGTTGGTCAGCCAGTTTTAGTCAGAGAACAAGATATTACTAGCGGATTTTCTGTTGTAAATAACACTCAACTAAAGGCTGATAATGCTGGAAAGTATAACTTTGCCTTCTCATTCCAGTTGCATAATCGTGGCGGTGGCGGTAATGGAACTACCGCAGAAATCTGGTTGGTAAAGAATGGTCAGCAAGTTCCAGATACCAATACTCGTGTAAGCGTAAATACCAACAGTCCATATATTGTTGCGGCATGGAACTTCTTTATTGAATTACAGGCAGAAGATTTTGTAGAAATTTATTGGGCTACAGATAATCACAATATTGTCCTTGAACACAATACGGGTTCAATGGGTGGTCCAGTAATTCCATCTACCATCATTACAGTCAATCAAATTGGCTAACATTTTGATATAAGATAATCCTGTATAATTTGTTACATGAGTTTCATGCACAAAAGAATAAAGAGATTTAGTTTAGATGGTCAGATTCATGATGACCGCCTTATTCCACGCATGAAAGAAGAATATATTAGACTATTATCTGATTCTATGAGAGACGAAGGATACGTCATTCGTATTGACATAGAGCCAGATTGGTCGCTATCATATACAGGTAATTATTACGAATTTATATTGAGCGTATACGGATCATTTATTGGAAAGAAGGCAGCCGCATGTATCGACGGTTTAGACAAGAACAGACCACTTTATACTCAGCAGAACAGATCAGGCGAGTCATCAACGGGTCTGGAATCAATATCGAATCAGAAGTAGATTCAGACTATCTAATCTTCTGTCCATACCACGCAAACTACCGCACGCCAGCAGGCGAGGTAAGTAAGGATCGTGGAACATTCTTCTGCTTCTCCTGTCACGAATCTCGTTCTCTTACAGAGTTCGTCATGCATGTAACTGGCAAGACATTCTTTGAGGCAGGAAGGTTTATTGACTCTGCCAAGACAGACGTAGACATTACTGACAGCATTGATAAGATGCTTGAGGTAAGGCCAGACTTTGTTCCCTTTGACGAGATTATGATTAAGCGTCTCAATACTCAGGCTCTAGAATCACCAAGAGCAATTCGATATTTTGAGGGACGCAGAATCACCAAGGATTCAATGAGGAAGTTTTCTCTGGGGTACAGTGAGAAACAGGATATGGTTACCATTCCTCAGCAGACACCAGACGGTAGCACCTATGTTGGATTTGTGGGACGTAGTGTGGAAGGTAAGGATTTTAAGAATACCCCTAAACTACCTAAGTCTAAGATCCTCTTT